GAGGAGCTACTGGAAGAGTTAAATCACTCCAATCAGTAACTTTACTAGTTGCTAATTTCTCAAATTCAGCCGCAGAAGATCGATATATAACTGCATTTCTTAAATCACAATCATCATCTATAAGTGAATAATCTACATAAAACACATATCCTGCATTACTTCCATCTGTAACAGGTGCAAAATGAATTGCTCCCTGCTTATGATAAAAAACTGGGTGTTTGGCAGTTGCATATCTTAAACTTGTACTATCTAATGCCCATACAGCATCACTCATCGATATCTTTCTACAACTGTATCCATTCCTCTGAACATCTGTAATAGAGTCATTTACTGAAAAACTAATCGCACTCCCATCAGTGGATGATGAAGATACTTTTTGAGCAAACAATAATAATTCTTTAGGGATACTGGCAACCACAAACTTCTGGGCATCCTCCACTGTATTAGCAGAGGGACTCACCCCTGTAAGGTTGCTTACCGTTGTCTGTATGTCTGTCACTGCCATAATTTTAGTAGTGTAGGGAGGTATCGAGCCGCCCTACACTTTATCCGTATATCGAGCTATTACCTCTCGAATTTAAGATTTTTAACCTATTATCCAGGTGCGGAAGAGCCAGCATCATCGGAAGCATGCTGATGAGCGTACCAACTGGTACCATCAGTCATAAGTTCACACCAATCTCCAGCCGTTGCGCTGCCTCCAACAAAACCAATAGCATCAGCTGCAGCAGACACTGTATTAGTATCCGCTTCTTCTAATGCAATAATTGAATCACTGTCTCCAGCAGTAGAACCACCGGCACTACTACCAAAAGCTGTGATAAAGACATCATTAGCTGCGGCAGTTTTTAATACAAACTTAGCCTGCCAACCAGCAATGCCAGTAGATAGTTTTGGTAAAAACACTTCTACATCAGCAGAACCGTTTTGCACGCACATGAACACCTTACCTGAATCACCAGAACCTAGTTGTTTCAAAGTCGTATCTAACGTTTCGACAATGCAATAACCATGAGATGGATGACTACCTATTCTTGCATTAGCCATCAATTACTCCTTACTGCAAACCGACTTCGAGTCGCTCTAAGATAACATCGCAAGAAGACGATGCATCTTTCATAGCTACAAACCATGGAGTTAGTACATCAGCAGAATCAAAAGTTACTGTCTGAGTATTGACTGTAGGTGATTGTCCGTCTATTTTAAATGTAGCTACTCCATTAAGAGCAACATACACTTCCATAGTCTTACTTTCACCATCAGCCCAACTATCAGTACTATCAACTACTGCGTTAGTGGAGTTATTCAATGCAGTTTCTACGTCAATGTCGCCATTATTATTCCCAATAACAGCATAATCAGTAGCATTAGCTCTCGGCTCTGCTACTGCAGCTTGTGATTTGAGTCTAAACCCAAAAAAGCAGTAATCAACTTCACTAACATCTTCTATGCTATACCTAAGTTTAGCATAAAAAGCAGCCTTACCAACAGTAAATGAGTCGACACCTTCGTTACCTTTTGTGCCAGGATAACTCATTACCCACTGCAATCCCTCATTATCGGTATCACCCATAATGTAGTTCATGCCAGTAGATGCTATTGTTGGCCCGTCTTCTCCACCAGTTCCATCAGCACACATATAAGCTGTTGATAACTGAAGTCCATCTGGATATTGGTGTAGTACTACATCTTCTGCAGCTCCATCAGGGACTGCCCATGTACCACCAAAAGCACCGTCATCCATAAGAACAGGAGGAGCACCAAAATGATACACTCTACTCTTGCCATGTACTAGATCTATTTTAGAGTCAAGTTTATTTTGACCATACATTGGATTAGCCATAATTCATATCTCCTTTAAGACCAGTAAGCGTGGGCTTCTGGCATCTGCCATTCCATCCCAGCTTCTGTTTGAATTAAGTCAACCCTACGGTCAACGCCACTATTCTCTAAGGTTTGTACACCTACATAGACTGCTGTATCACGATTTAAGCCATTACCAACCAATGGTCGGTATTTGCAATATTTCATGTTACAGGCTAATATCTTAATAGGTGATCCATCAAGGTGGATATTGCGAGCTATATTCATATCACCATAAGGTGTAGAAATTACGCTAATATCAACTCCAAAAGCCTTCTTCTTCCCTGTAAGTGCCATATCAGCACGGAAGTTTGGTGAAATCTCAAGATTGTTTGAGAAGTAACCGCCTAGCTTATGAAGCCAGTTATAGGTTTTAGTATCCACAAAGAACAATGATGCATTAGCATTATTGTATCGTGGGTCTAAGAAACTACTTAAATCATCCAAGAAGTCGTCCTGTGTTTTAGTTTCTATTGCAAGACTAAACACATTTCCGAAACTTGAAATAAAATCAACAGCTCCTTGAGTGTACCACTCACCACCTATATCAGCTTGAGAACCAAACAAAACACTTTGTTCGATATCCCACTTGTGCTCAATCAACTTTTCACGCCAAACACGAGCAAACTCATTTGGTTCATACTTTAGCACGGTAGCACGAGTTGTGTTATCCATTGCCATCGCAGTCTTCCAAATTTGAGTACGTCCATATCCAGTTGAGAAAGGTTGATCTTTCCATGTTTCAGGGTATCCGCTACCTTGTGCGTGTGAATTACCTACTACATAACAACGCTTTGGTTCAAGATAATTGGCAACACTTTTGCCTGAAATATCTTGACCATTCAATGCGTCACTAGCAGCATAATAAGAACAGATTTCAACTTTTGTCTGAGTTGCCATTGTGCGCACAATAGTGCACTCCAAATTGACATAAACAGAAGCAACTGTTGATACTGCTTCTATTCTTGCAAGTAGATAATCTTCAGCATTAACTGAGGTATCACCAGCAGCAAGAACATCATCACTCATGTTGATTTTGATTATTTGTCCTGGTAAAAAGAACTCAGGTTTAGTCCCAGAGTCTCCAACCGAAATCTCGGTGCCGGATTGTCCATATACTGAACCTATGTTACCAGAACTTTTATAATCAGTCCCCATTAAGAAATGATATGTGCTACCAGCCTGAACGTGAGCAGCTGTCAGTGTAGCTTGATCAACTACAGCAGTGTTCGCCGTTTGGGCATGCCCTACAACATAAGCATATCGCTTATGCCATGATGGTCTACGTTCTGTAAATTTAAACTCGGGATCATCCGTTGGTTTCTTTGCAAGTTTTGATACCATCCGAAAGAAAGGGTCTGAAGCTATATTAAGTTCAGATACTCTGTCTCCAAAATCGTATTTCCTGCGAAGAACTCCTGTGTCAAGTGCAGTACCTACCCTAGAACCGGAGGAACCAGCAGCAACATCAGCGGTTGATTCGAGTTGAAATAAATCAGCCATATTATTTACCTTTTAGTTAATTGTTAAAGGTTTTTAGTTTATCCAAAAACCTCGTCTAATTGACTGTCAACACCTAATATGGAATCAAATACTCGGTCGTCAGTTGATTTTTCGACCTGCGTTCCGCCTGTAGTAGCAAGTGAACTTGGAAGTTTTTCAACTTCACGCATTTTATCATGAACTTCTTGTCTTGCACTACTAGCTATTTTCTCATCTCGATTACTGCGATTCATTAGATAATAAATATCTTCAAGCTCTAGTGACTTGGATTTTGCAAAGTCTACAAAAACATCCCATTCATCATCAGAAATATTATATTTCTGACGAAATGAAGTTTCTTTTGCCAACTTCTGATTTTCTGTACGTTGACCTCTAAGCTCTTTTCCAAGCCTTCGTTGGACAATGCCATCAATCGTAGCCCCAAGCACCTTTGCCGAATCCGAATCTGGAGTCGAAAAAGCGTCATCAGCGTCAAACACGAAATCCTCTGGAAGTTTGAGTTTTTCTGCCATATTCTGAGGTGTCTGACCACCACCCTCAAAATAATTACGAACATGTGTAATTAAATTGGGGTCGTCACGCATAGCTTCAAGTACAGGCATATAAGGTTTCAGCTCTTGAAGTTTGCTGTTTAACCTTTTTGCCTCTCTACTTGAGTCACTATACCTTTTTTGTATAGTCTCAACATTATTGTTAGAGACTTCTGATTGAACTTCACTTGGGCTCGATAGTGTATTATCACTGTTTTTGTCCGAGGTTGACAGCGAAGATTCGTCTATTATACCGGAATTAACACTTTCATCTAATGCAGCAAAAAAGTCATTAGATACACTGTTATCTCCGGATTGAGAGCTATTACTTTCGGGGGCCATGTCAGCGTTGCCTACTTGTTCTTGACTCATATGTGATTTCCTTTCACTTTACTAAGTTAAAACAAAAACAGCTAAAAGTAAAACTATAATTTTACACATGTTTTTGCTTTTTTACTCCAAGTAAAGCCACTCTTACACTTTCTGATACCACCTTTTTCAGGATGTTCCTTATTGTGTTTAGCCTTACTTATAACTTTAATATTAGATTTACTATTATTTGATTTATTACTGTCTAAATGATGTACTACCTTACCCTTAGGAGCATTAGCTTTATTTCTATAATGTGTTTGACTGCTTCCATCTTTCCACCTACCATTTTGACTACCTTTTCTAGACATGCTAGGGTATCTTTTTTTCCCCCAATTAGCCATTTATTTAGGAGTCTCATTACTTTCTTTCATACTTGCCTTCATTTCAGCTTTCATCTTCTCAAATTCACCTTTCATTAAACCTCTCATCAGTTTCTGTTGAGCTTCAGTTTCAAGAACATCCTTTCTTATTTCAGTACCAGCCTCACCTATCTTCATTTTAATACCAGCCTGCACTAATTGACGTTCTAATGTTTCAATAGTCCCTTCTTTATCTTTCATAGCTTCTTCCATCTGAGATATCTGTCCTTGCATTTGAGAATACATAGACTTTCTTTCAATAACACTTTTCTTATTTCTAATATCTGTTTCTGCTATCATTGCGATATCATCTATTAAACCAGCCTGGAACCATCTAAAGTACTCTTCAAGTAAAGCCCATCTGTTAACAGGCATCGTAGCACCGGCTATAATCCTTACATCAAATCTTGCACTAGCATAATTCCTATATTTTCCTATTGCTTCACCATAATCATTATATATAGGTATGTTAATCTTTACTTCTTTTTCTTGTTCTTGAGGTGTTTGGCCTGCTTCTGGTTGTACTATTCTAAATACCTTTTCTACTGAATAATGTTTTTGAGCCATCGACTGAAACACTTTCCCTAAGTGTTCTAAACATGGTTCTACTATGCTTCCCATCCATGCTTTTAACCTTCTTGTTCCAAATTCATCATTTGCAAGTAGACCTCTATATGTTTCAGGCTGTTCTTTCGTAAACCCCATCATTGTAGACGGAACACCACTTATATATTCAGCGTCCGATTTGCCTTCTTGTGTAATTGAATAAAAAGCATTGTTGATAGGAGCTGGTAATACAGGAGTCGGAGGAGTAAATCCCTGTCTATACTTTAATAAAGCCCCCGGAGATGAAGAATACTGTTCCCATTCATCTTCTGGCACCGAACCTTCTTCATACATCCATCTTAAGTTAGAAGCTAGGTTAGCATTATGTAACATAATCTGATGAGCTTTGTTTATTTCTTGTTGTTTACCAATAAGAGGAACAACTGCGCTCATTGGATATGGAGTTCCACTATACATATAAGAAATAGGAACTATAGGATATTCATTAACTGGAAGTTGATATTCATATAAAAATACATCATCACCAACAGTACAAGTTATAATAATCCTATTTTCATAAAACTTTATAGCATCGACAATATTCTTTTTTACATCTTTATTTGAAGATAATATTTGAAAGTCTTCCTCAGTCATTACCTGATTTGTAATAGTGGTAGCAGCTTCTTGAGCTTGAGACATCATTTCCATTTCATGTTCTTTTACTGACTGGGCAGCCATTTTATGGGCTCTTTCTAACTCAAGTTTTGCTCTCTCTGGTATCATTTCACCAGATTCTACAGCTTGCTGTAACTGAATTTGTTTTTCAGCTAAACCAACTTCAATCTCTTTACGAAATTCATCAATCTGTTCTTCTACTTGTTCTTTTAATAAACTAATCTCAGCTGGAGTTGGATTGACTGTCATAAAAACATTTCGATAAGCTAACTTCTTTTTAGTATAAGTTTCATAGTATGGAATAATATCCTCATCTTCAGCCTCTAAATTAACACCCATCGTAATATCTTCAGGTTGAGTACTAAATGATTCATTTATATCTCTTTGTGAATAAGACACAACTTCTGTGCTCCGGGAAACTTTCTTTATTTTAGCTTCATGTTCAGGAAGCATATTTATTAAACTTGATCTTGAAAGATTCTTTTTTATAGTTATAAATGTAGCATCTCTAAATAAGAAGTCTCTACTGGCAGGGTCTACATACACATCATATGGATCAACTCTTTTAAACATTACCTCACCCATGCCACGGTCAGAATCTCTATCTATATCTACAAGAAAATATCCAATTCCTTTAGTAAGAGCGTCAAGAGCAATCTGACTATATAAAGATTTTCCATTAGATAAATACCAACAATAGTCAGCAATATCAGAATGAACCTGAGCTGTGTCCACATCATCACCAGTTGCTCCTACTGCTTTCCATCTTGGACTATTAGCAGTTACGAAATACTTCATTATTTCAACAATAGGGGTTACTCTATTAATAATAAATGTAGGCATACCGGCTTCTTCCAAACTGTCTACTTCACTTTTTGAAAGTTGCTCGTTTAAATAAAAATCAAATCCTTTCTGGCTGAGAGTTTGCCATCTTTGCCTATGGCTATTATTTGCTTTTTCCCAAAGCTGTTTATTAACCTGTGCTCTTTTCTTATTTGTTAATCTTGCCATTATTCTCTTATCTCTATATGAACTAAATCATCAAAATTATTATCTTTAATTTCACCATCACTGTCCCAGTCTCCACCCCATCTTGCT